ATATAGGTTCTAGAGTAATTCCAGAACTATTAGCTGAACAAGGTTTATCAGAAATTAAATTAGCTGATGGATCTAAAGTTTCTGTTCGTAAAGAATTTAGAGCAACTATCCCTAAAGATGATGCAAGAAGGGAAGCATGCTTACAATGGCTTCGTGACCAAGGATTGGGTGACATTATTAAAAACAATGTCATTGTTTCTTTTGGTAAGGGAGAAGATGACAAGGCAGAGCAAATGCTCAACCTTGCAGCTGAGAATGGTTTTGAACCACAACAGAAATCTGATGTGGCTTGGAATACATTAACAGCTCTATATCAGGAGCGTGTTCAAGCCGGCTTGGACATGCCTTCTGAAAGCTTTAGTCTTTGGATTAAAGATAAAACTAAAATAAGTCGGAAATAACTAATGGAGAATGTGTAATGAGTAATGAAGTAATAAAAAAAGACACAGGTTCAGTTGCCTTATTTGGTGACGATCTGCAAAAAGGTTTTGAGAACATGACGCAAGAAGATATGGCGTTACCGTTTGTCAGAATCTTAGGACAACTATCACCACAGGTAACTGATGGGGATGCGAAGTATATAGAAGGTGCTAAACCAGGCATGATCTATAATACTGTTACCAGCGAATGTTTTGATGGTAAAAAAGGTATCAAGGTTATTCCTTGTTACTATAAGAAGGATTTTCCAGAATGGTCGGATAGAGGAGATGGCCCGGGTGCTCCCGTGGCAGTACACTTACCGAACAGTCCGGTAATCCAAACAGGTAAGAGAGATGGATCTAAAATTAGATTACCTAACGGTAACTATTTAGAAGAGACAGCTTCTTATTATGTTTTGGTTGAAACAAAAACAGGTGGAATGACACCAGCGTTGATTACTATGAAATCTACGCAGCTTAACGTTAGTAAAAAATGGAATTCTATGATGAAAACCATACAAATTGCTGATGGTAAGGGTGGATTTGCAATACCTCCTATGCATGGAGTTGTGTATAACTTACAATCAGTATTACAAAAGAATGATAAAGGTTCTTGGTATGGTTGGTCAGTATCACAAGACAGAATTATGGGACAAGCTGATAAGAATTTGTACTTAACTGCAAAGGATTTTAACAGTAGTGTCGCTAAAGGAAACGTGCAAACAAAAGCAGATGTGGAAGAGAAAGCTAAAGATAATACTCCGTATTAAATTTAGTTTTAAGGGGATCGCAAGATCCCCTTTACAAAGAAGGAAGAATGAAATATATGGATAAGTTCAAACAAATTTTTAGTGGATTAACAATAGCATATGGGCAATACCAACCCGGTGACAGAGGAGAGAATGGTACTAAACAAAAAGGTAAAGCCTTTATTGTTCGTAAACCCGTTACCGACGAACTCTGGATCAATCATCTTGGAGGACAAGGACCCGCCCTTGGGATTATCCCTATCACAGAAAATAATGATTGTAGGTGGGGGTGCATTGATATTGACCAATATGACCTTGATCACATTAGCCTCATTAAAAGTATTCGGAATCTTAAACTTCCAGTAGTAGTCTGCCGATCTAAATCTGGTGGAGCACACGTCTTTTTATTTACCAAAGAAAATATACCTGCATCTTTGATGCAATCAAAATTAAAACAAATGTCCGTTGTATTGGGTTACGAAGGATCAGAAATATTTCCAAAACAAACAGAAATTTTAGTGGAACGTGGTGACACTGGAAACTTTCTAAACTTACCTTACCACAATCAAATGAAAGGACTACGTTATGCTATCAACGATACTGGCGCCGGTTGTACACTTGAGGAATTTTATCAGCTCTATGATGTTTACAGTCGCACGAAAAAAGAAGTCGAAGAAATCAAAATTGAAAAAGAAAAAATAGAAGAAGCATTTCCAGGTGGACCTCCTTGCCTAAATAAATTGGCAGCAATAGGTTTTGGTGAGGGGTCTAGGAACAACGCATTATTTAATGTAGCAGTTTATTATAAACAATCTAATCCCGATACTTGGGAAGACAAGATTGTAGAAGCTAATATGGAATATATGGAGCCACCTTTAAGCAATGGTGAAGTTCAACAGTTAATTAAATCTGTTAATAGAAAAGGTTATGATAAATATAGATGTAAAGATGCACCTATAAATTCTGTATGCCAAGCAGGTTTATGTAGAACTAAAAGATTTGGAGTAGGTTATGGAGAAGAAGAAATGCCTGTACTTGGAAGTTTAACTAAATACACTTCTAATCCGCCACAATGGTTTTTAGATGTGGGTGAAACTAGAATAGAATTAAAATCAGAGCAACTTTATAATCCAGGTATGTTTGCTCTAGCATGTTTAGATCAAGCAAATAAAATTGTACCTGTACCTAAAGCACAAGATTGGAAACAACATTTTTTAAAACCTATGATGTCTAATCTTCAAGAAGTAGAACCCTTAGCTTCATTAGATCCTATGAATGAGATCACAGGGTTATTGCAAGATTGGACTACCAATAGACAGAGTGCAAGAACTCTAGATGATATATTTAATAAACTTCCATTTACAGAAGGTGAGTTTACTTATTTTAGATTAGAAGATTTTTATTCTTTCTGTAAAAAAAATAATTGGGAAATGGATAAAATTAAAACAGGTAATTTAATTAAAAGATTAGAAGATATATTTATCGAGGAGACAAGATTAAGAATTAAATCTCAACAACCTAGGGTCGTTAAAATTAAAACTATGAAAAAATTAGAAGCTTCTGTTTCTAAAATTGCTTATCAACAGGATGATTTTTAATGAATAAAATTGGAATTAATTGGCATCTTAGATTTAGAGAAGAAATATTACAACTAAAAGAAGAATTAGAGCTCACACAAATGTGGCTTAATAAAGCAGAAAGAAAGTTAAAAAAATATGAAAACAATAATATTAGGCCCACCGGGAACAGGAAAGACAACAACGTTGTTAAACTTAGTGGACGAGTTCATCCAACAGGGGATCCGACCTAAGCAAATAGGTTATTTTTCCTTTACAAAAAAAGCAGCGACGGAAGCTGCCAATAGAGCTGCGGAGAAATTTGGATTAGATATTGATAATGATCTAACTAACTTCAGAACTCTTCATTCATATGCTTTTAATCAATTGGGTATGACTAAAGAAAAAATGATGAAGATAGAAGACTATAAGGAATTTGGGCAGAAATGTGGAATTCCTATTAAGACTGCTAAATTTTCTAGTGATGACGGTACTTTTAATTCAGACAATGAATACCTTACAATTATAAACACGGCTGCAGTCAAACGAATGGATCTATTAGAATATTATGATTCTAGAAAAAATATAATAGATATAGAACGAAACACTTTATTTTTATTAGCGGAAGAACTTAAAAGATTTAAAAAAGAAAAGAACTTAAAAGATTTTAATGATCTGTTGGAAAATTTTATAACTAAAGATATTAAACGTAGCTTTGAAGTATTATTTATAGATGAAGCACAAGATTTATCTTTGTTGCAATGGGATATGGTAAGATGTATTTGGGCTAATGCAAAGAAAACTTACATAGCAGGTGATGATGATCAAGCAATATTTAAATGGGCTGGAGCTGATGTAGATCACTTCATAGCTTTAAAAGAAGAGGTGAATGATATTAAAATTTTAGATCAATCTTATAGAATACCAGGTGGACCTATTCATGAATTATCACAAAAGATAATAAACAAAGTTCAAAATAGATTTGAGAAAGTTTATAAGCCTAGAGATGAAATAGGAGTATTGAGACGGTATTCAGATATTACTCAAGTAGATATGAGTAAAGGCAATTGGTTAGTCTTATCTTCTGCCAACTATTTTCTAGATGATGCTAAAGAGTTATGTGAAATTCAAGGTTGGTATTATCAATATAGAGGTAGAAATTCTATTCCGTTAAAATTATTATTAGGTTTAAATAATTGGGAAGCTTGGCGTAAAGGTGAAATGTTAAATCATTTAGAGATAAAAAATGTGTATGAATATCTTGGAGACAACGTTTCAGTAGGGTTTAGAAAAGGTAAAACTTTAAATTCGGAGGCGAAGTATACATTAAAAGAATGTCAAGAACAACATGGATTAAGTACTGATAAGGTTTGGTATGATTCATTCGAAGGTCTAGATACGATGACCGAAAATTACATTCGTAACATGAGGGCGAATGGTGAGATGATAAATAAAAACCCTCGTATAATAATGTCAACTATACATGGAGCAAAAGGAGGAGAAGCCGACAATGTTTTATTATTACAAGATCTTACAGGTGCAGCACTAGAAACGTTTAGTCATGACCCGGATGAATTACATAGATTATTTTATACTGGAGCGACGAGAGCGAAGCGTGAATTGCATTTACTAGATCCTAAAAACTTTGATCGGGCTTATATAATATGAAAAAAGAACAAAGAAAGGAATGGTATAATTTAAATAAAGAAAAAGAAAGTATAAGAAAAAAAAAATGGTATTTTTTAAATAGAGATAAAATATTATTTAAATATAAAATAAAAAGTAAAATAAAAAAATTATTATTAAATGAAATAAAAATAGAAGAAGAACTTTTACAAGAGGAAAAACTAATATGAAAAAACTGTACAAAAAACTAAAAGAAAAAGGAATTGTTAATAATAAAATTAAACTTGGTGAATTAAATTCACTGTTAAAACAAGTTGGAGGAGATCATTACAAAAAAATGGCTATTCAACCAGCTGAATTTATTAACAAAAATAAGTTGCTTTTTGCAGAAGGCAACGCTATAAAATACATATGTAGGCACTCAGAAAAAGGTGGCATACAAGATATAGATAAAGCAATACATTATCTAGAAATGGTGAAAGAGAGAGATTATAAATGAGAAGAACCCAAATGCCTTTGTTTGCACCCGAAACTGAATGGGTTGCACCCGAAGAACTAAAAGATTTATCTGGAGCCAAAGAAGTTGCTATTGATTTAGAAACAAATGATCCTGAATTAACTACTTTAGGATCTGGTAACGTCATTGGTAGAGGCCACATAGCGGGGGTTGCCGTCGCCGTAGAAGGCTGGAAAGGCTATTATCCTATAGGACATGAGGGTGGTGGTAATATGGACAGAAAACTCGTCTTAGAGTGGGTTCAAGACTTAGTTAATCAAGAGAAAACTACCTTTATATTTCACAATGCAATGTATGATGTTTGTTGGTTAAGACAAGCAGGTATAAAAATTAGAGGTAAGATTGTTGATACTATGATTGCAGCTTCATTGATTGATGAGAATAGAATGTCTTATGCATTAAATACATTAGCTAAACATTATGTAGGACTTGGTAAAGATGAAAAAGTTTTACAGGAAGCAGCTAAAAGTTATTCAATAAATCCTAAAGCAGAAATGTATAAACTTCCTGCAATGTATGTAGGTGAATATGCTGAACGTGATGCTGAGGCTACATTAAAATTATGGCAAAGATTAAGTACAGAACTTGTAAATCAAGAACTTATGGATGTATTTAATTTGGAAACTAAATTGTTTCCTTGTTTAGTTGATATGAGATTCAAAGGTGTAAGAGTTGATTTAGAACATGCAGCTAATTTAAAGAAAAATTTAATAACTAGAGAGAACAAAATATTAAGTAAAATCAAAGAGTTAACAGGTATTCATGTAGAAATACATGCAGCTCGAAGTATCGCTAAAGCATTTGATAAATTAAATCTACCTTATGATAGAACTGAAAAAAGTAATGAGCCTAGCTTTACTAAAAACTTTTTACAAAATCATCCTCATGAGTTAGCAAGATCAATCGCAGACGCAAGAGAGATTAACAAAGCGCATACAACTTTTATAGATTCTATTACCAAGCATTCTGCAAAGGGTAGAATTCATGCAGACATAAATCAGATACGATCAGACCAAGGTGGAACTGTTACAGGTAGATTCTCTATGAGCAATCCAAACTTACAGCAGATTCCAGCGAGGCATCCAGAGATTGGACCGATGATTAGATCTATTTTTATTCCAGAAGAAAAAACTGTTTGGGGATCAT